CAGTACAAGTCGATGAACGAGCCGCGAATTGGCAAAAGAACAATTCATGGTTTGGCAGCGACGATGAAATGACAAGTTTGGCGCTGGGGTTGCACAACAAACTTGTCAAACAGGGCGTAAGCCCACAGAGTGATGAATACTACGAGACGATTGACTCTCGTATGCGTCAGGTCTTCCCCGATAATTTTGAGGATGCCGAACCGAAGCGTAAAAAGGCCCAAGTGGTTGCCCCCGCAACGCGGAGCACAGCACCCAAGAAAGTGACGTTGACACGTACACAGGTCCAGATCGCCAAACGGTTAGGGTTGACACCCGAACAATACGCCAAACAGGTTGCAATAGATATGAGGAAACAAAATGGCTGAGAATCGCATTAATCGTGAACTCGAAACTCGTGAGCGTACAGTTCGCAAAAAGTCTTGGACTCGTCCAGAGGTGCTTCCATCTCCGACGCCCGAGGCAGGGTACGACTATCACTGGGTCCGCGTCAGCACGCAGGGTCAAGTAGACGCCACCAATGTTTCTTCAAAACTTAGAGAAGGTTGGGAGCCTGTAAAGGCAACAGATCATCCAGAAATTACAATGGTTGCCATTGAGCAAGAACGCTTTAAGGACAACATAGTTATTGGTGGTTTGATGCTATGTAAGGCTCCAAAGGAGTTAGTTGAAGAGCGGAACGAGTATTACTCGACCCAAGCAAAGTCTCAGATGCACTCCGTTGATAACAACCTTATGAGAGAAAATGATCCTCGTATGCCCCTGTTCAATGAACGGAAAACGAAGGTTACTTTCGGTAAAGGAACTTAATCTTAGGAGCTTAAAATGGCTTATCCTACTGTTGACGCCCCCTATGGGCTGAAACCGATCAACTTGGTCGGTGGACAGGTCTTTGCCGGGGCAACTCGTCAAATACCTATTGCTTCAGGCTACGACACAAATCTTCTTAACGGAGACCTTGTGAAGTTAATCGCCGACGGCACGCTTGAAAAAGACGAAGGCACTACAACTGCAACTCCCGTAGGTGTATTCCTCGGTTGTCGCTATACTGACCCTAACTTGGGTTATGAGTTGTATAGCCAATACTTCCCTGCAAACACTGCAGCGAACGACATCGTTGCTTACGTAGCAGACGATCCTGACCAGCTTTATAAAGTTGCTGTTGTGTCCGGCACAACCGTAATCGCTGGCGTAGGTCGCACTGTTGTAGGTAACAACATGTCGCTTGTTCAAAACGCAGGTTCCACCGCAACTGGGAACTCGAAGGTCGCTGTACTTTCGACTTCAGCAGCCACTACGAACACTTTGCCAATCCGCGTCATTGACGTAGTGGCCGAGACAGCAACCGCTGCAGACACATATGTCGAGCTGGTCGTTAAGTTCAACTTTGGAATGCACCAGTATCAGAACGCAACTGGCGTATAAGGAGAATAAAACATGGCTATTTCACGCGCCCAGCTACTTAAAGAGCTGCTCCCCGGCCTGAACGCATTGTTCGGAATGGAATACGCAAAATACGGTGAAGAACACGCCGAAATTTTTGAAACAGAGTCCTCAGATCGTTCATTTGAGGAAGAAACCAAATTATCCGGTTTCTCAGCAGCCCCAGTCAAAGACGAAGGCTCTGCAATCGAGTACGACAACGCGCAAGAAGCATGGTCCGCTCGCTATACACACGAAACAGTGGCAATGGGTTTCTCAATCACTGAGGAAGCTATTGAAGATAACCTGTATGACTCCTTGTCATCTCGTTATACTAAAGCACTCGCTCGTGCGATGGCGTACACCAAGCAAGTTAAGGCTGCATCAATCCTTAACAACGCGTTCGCTGCAGGCACCACATACGGTGACGGTAAATCCTTGTGTGCTACCGATCATCCATTGGTATCTGGTGGTTCAAACTCGAACCGTCCAACAGTTGCGGCTGATCTTAACGAAACTTCTTTGGAAGCGGCTGTTATTCAGATTGCAGGTTGGACTGACGAACGTAGCTTGTTGATTGCTGCTAAACCACGCAAATTGGTTATTCCGCCAGCGTTGCAATTCGTTGCAACACGTTTGTTGGATACCGAGGGTCGTGTAGGCACAGCAGACAACGACATCAACGCACTGCGTAACAACGGGTCAATTCCTGAAGGTTACACTGTCAACCACTATCTGACAGACACCAACGCATGGTTCTTGATGACAGACGTTCCAAACGGCTTGAAGCACTTCACACGTAGCCCAATGGCTACTTCGATGGACGCTGACTTTGATACTGGCAACAGCCGCTACAAAGCTCGTGAGCGTTACAGCTTCGGTGTATCTGACCCACTGGGTATCTACGGTTCCCCCGGCGCATAAGCTAGGTGACACGTTAAAAGAGGGGGCTGCTTCGGTGGCCCCTTTTCTTATTGTTGACATATCACGTTATACGGTGGTAGATTGTTAATTATCGGGACTATCCCGTGAATCTGACAGGCCCGACTGACGACATGCAGACAGATTCACTTAACTCGCATGTGAGGACATATTCATGGCGAATACTACCTTTTCAGGTCCAGTGACCTCAACCGCTGGTTTTATCGGCGACATCAAAGTTCCAACATACACAGTTGCAACCGCTCCATCAGCCTCTGATGCAGGTGCTGGTACGCTTGTATACGTTTCTAATGGTGCAGCAGGCGCAGCAATCTTGGCCTTCTCTAATGGCACAGACTGGAAGCGTTCTGATACAGGTGCCACAATCGCAGCATCGTAAGGAGTTAGGTTATGAGTAGATTCAAACCAGCTTCTGCGGAAGAGCTAGCACGTCGCGGACTCAACGCTGATGGTTCTCCCATCAAAACAACTCCTGTTCGTGCTCGAAATGATGACGGTACGCTTAAAGCAGACGACCCTTCTACTCCTGATGTGAATGAGGCGTGGGAAACAAAACCTGCTAAGAAGCGTGGCCGTCCTTCAAAAAAGAAGGGATAACGGATGGCTAATTCAGACGTACAGTCGAAACGAGTCACTACTGCCGCCTCTCTTGGTGTTGGCCCCGCACGAATCCGTCAGGTTCAGGTGTTGACTACCGCAGGTGGCGCAGGACGCCTTACTATCACTGATGGTTCTGGTGGTCGGACTGTTCTTGACCTAGACTTCCTTGCTTCAGACTCACACTCGGTAAACATTCCAGACTGGGGTCTCCGGTGTCAGAATGACGTACTTATCACGGCTATGACCAACATCAGCGCCATGACAGTATTTTACAGCTAGAGGTGTGCTATGCGGTGCTATTACAAATCAGGTGGCTCCGTTAAGAAGTCCCCTGCGTGGACCCGCAAAGAGGGTAAAAGCGAGTCCGGTGGCCTCAATGCCAAAGGCGTGGCCAGCTACCGCAAGGCTAACCCCGGAAGTAAGCTGAAGACTGCGGTTACCACAAAGCCGAGTAAGCTCAAGAAAGGCTCAAAGGCTGCGAATCGCCGGAAGTCTTTCTGCGCCCGTATGCAGGGCATGAAGAAACGTAACACAAGCGCAAAAACTGCAAATGATCCCGATAGTCGTATCAACAAGAGCTTGCGGAAGTGGAATTGTTAGATGGCTATAGGGCGTACACAGATGAAAACACAATTACAAGGGAATCGTAAGATGAAAAAATATCAAGCCGGAATGGGCGTTATGACCTCTCCACGCCCCAAAATGCGCCCAAAAGATATGGAAAAAATGGCCGCTATGAAGAAGATGCGCCCTAAAGCACGCCCTAAAAATATGGCTCCTATGGTAGAAGAGGGTAGCACTCGTAGCCCTGACAATATCAACATGAACGAAAGAGCCGCGCGGGGGGAGTTGATGCCCAAAATGAAAAAAGGCGGTAAAATCCGCGGCTACGGCATGGCTCGTGGCGGCAAAGTTTGTAAGATGCGCTGATGCGTAGGTATTACAAATCTGAGAGCTGTGGCTGTTCTTCTTGTAGCAAAGGTTACAAGAAGGGCGGTACAGTCAAGGACGCGTGTTACCGAAAAGTAAAATCTTCCTACAAGGTTTTCCCAAGCGCGTATGCGAGTGGGGCGATTGCAAAGTGCAGGAAGAAGGCGGGTAAGTAATGGCGGTTCGCAAGACAGCAAAAGGCGCGGCACTCAAACGCTGGTTCAAAGAGGACTGGAAAGATGTGCGTACTGGTAAGGCTTGCGGACGTAAAGAAGGCGAAAAGCGAGGCACACCCTACTGTAGACCAACAAAGAAAGTGTCCAGCAAAACGCCTAAGACAAGCGGCGAGATGACAGCGTCTGAAAAACGCAAGAAAATCACCGAGAAAAAACGGCTTGGACAACCTGCAGGTAAACCACGGCGGGTCTCCCCTGCAAAACGGAAGACTAAGAAATGACAACATCAGGCACCACAGCGTTTAATATGGACTTCACGGAGATCGCGGAAGAAGCATGGGAACGCGCGGGCCGTGAGATGCGGTCTGGCTATGACTTGCGTACCGCTAGACGGTCCATGAACTTGATGACAATCGAGTGGCAAAACCGCGGTATCAACATGTGGACGATTGATTCGGGTACAATTAACTTAGTAT